ATTGTCTCAGCTATTTGTGCTACTTCTGATTCAGTTGGTTCTACCCATGAATATGTCTTCCATTTTCTCTCTTTAGTTGCACGATCATAGACATATTTTTTCTTTTCAATACCATATGACCCATCACTGAAGTAATTCAAGTGAATCAAACGGTCTTTATCTGATGTCCAGAATGGATAAAGAATGTTTTGGATATTGTCATTCCAATAATCCTCGCCAATAAATTGCGTTTTTCCATCAACAATAATCATTCTTTCTAGTGCGTTAACTTGCACTACTACACGTATGTCTGCCATGTGATTAAGGGATTTTAATGAACCAGCCTGTTGCAATATATTTATCATGGGTGAAGACTGTGTTTCCACGATGAACATGTGTCATTCCTGCTGGCCAGATCAGTAATGTACCTGTTTGTGGTTTGTATCTCTTCTTTTGATACAAGAATTCTGTTTCTGCTTCACCATCTGGCATATCATTTAAGTATACCATCCATGCTAACTCTCTGTTTGCTGCTCTAAAACTAGAGTTTTCATAATGCCAAGTATGATAACCACCTCCAACTGGAGTTCTTTGTACTTTCAAACCAATTGATGCCATTTTAACTCTATTGATATGATCATACTCTTGTTTGTAGTTTTCAAATGCAGAATTCAAATACTTATAGAAATGTGTAGACAATTCCATATCAATATCATCATACATCATACTAACATCATTACGTGCTAGTTTTTTCTGTGGCATTTGTTTACTGCCCTGCTCTCCGTAGTCTGGGTTAACCCTTAGAAAGTCTTCAAAATTAGATATAATGGCATTACAGATCTCATGATGTACAAATCTTCTATACACACCAATAAAATCTTCAAACTTTCCTTCTATTCTATCAGGATCAATGATCAATCCACTCTCACTCGCTTGTAACATTAATAAGCTCTGATCATATACTTAACTAAATGATACCTTGTTAACAGCGGAATGTCAATATCTGGTTGTAATGAAGAATCAACATTTAATTTAACAGCAGATGACAATGTAAACGTTCCTTCATTTACCTCAAGACCAGCACTGTTAAGTGGATCTCCTTGTGGTTCAATACGTTCAGTAACAAATTCAATTCCTAAATCAGCTTTTCCAGAGGGATATGTTGTGACACTTTCTTCTTTTGGATCATGAGCAAATGCAACATAGTCAATACCAAAGTTATCATTATCAGGATTTCCAGCACCAGATCTTGTTTGTCTTACCTCTAATATCAAATTAGCTACTTTCATGTTTGTTGGTAAGGGAATATCAACCATAGTCCAAGTTGTAGGACCTATAGCAGAAGATATTGTACCAATCTTAGTGAAACTAGTAGCATTATCATTACTAGCAAATAGTTCTAGTGGTTCGTTTGGTTGCTCTCCACCATTACTACCATTACCACGAATAACTCTTATTTTAACCGTATTAATTTCTGATCCTTTTGAGTTAGTTATAGTAGCATCAATTGGAATTGTTCTTGCAAATCGTACAGCTTCATTTCCAAAGAATCTAAGATATTTTTCAGTATCAGTGGAAGCAAAACCTCCATTCACTCCAGATCCAGTTCCAGACTGAACATAATCAACTTGAGGACTTGCAATATCAAATAATCCAGAAGTAACTGAAGTAGTTATGTCACCTTCTGTGGTCTCTGTTATTTGATATTTGATACTACCCATACCTGTCTCCCCACCATTATTACCACCACTACCAACAACTAATGTTCCAGCGTTAATATCATCAATTTCAAATTTAAAGAAGAAGTAAGAACCTGATCCACCTCCTCCACCACCATCACCTAGGTATGTTTGGTTTTCTGTTGCAACAAACTCAACAGATCCACCACCACCATCAGCCATCTGTCCTACACCAACATTAGTACCATTACCAGCACCTCCTTCACTAACAAAAGTAGCAGTACCACCTGATCCAGATCCTTTATATGCAGTTTGTCCTCTTTTACCACCATAACCCTCTCTTCGTGCGTTAGAACCGTTTCCAGAACCTCCACCACCACCGATACCAGCACCAGAACCGAGACCACCGCCTCCTCCGCCTCCTCCACCACCAGAGCAGACAGATGCACTACCGTTTCCACCAGATCCAGAGAAGACAGAACTTAAATTTTGAGTACCATCATTACCAGTAACTTGTCCATTCATATCATTAGATTGAGTACCAGATCCTCCAGCACCTCCGCCACCACCACCAGCAGCTCCAGCGAGCATTGTTACAGAGGTACCAATAGCAGAAGCACCGCCACCTCCGCCACCTCCGCCACCACCAGTACCATTACCTCCATTACCACCACCAGCAAAACCAAGATTTGAACCTGCACCACCAATATATTTTGGATTACCTCCAGTGTTAGTATTAGTAGGGCGTTCTCCACCACCACCAACGTAAACTCTTAATGATACTATGTCATCAGGATTAGAAAGATTTACAGTCATTCTTTTACCAGGACCACCATCTCCTGCGTGCCAGCCACCGCCACCATCACCTGTACCGCCTGATCCACCGCCACCACCTCTAAGAGTTGCTCTTAACTGTTGAATTGGCCATGTTTGAGGAACATTATAAATTACAAAACCACTATCTGGTGTATTAAATGTTGTTGTCACATCATTAGTTCCAGTAAATAAAGTTCTAGAACCATCTCCACCAGCACCACCGATTAAAGCTGATACTCCACCTTCACCACCAGCTGATGAAGATCCATTAACACCATCATTTCCAGGATAATATTGTTGAATTTCAATATCTAATCCACCTACGGTATATGTGCCTGTTGAATTAACATTTGTTGCACCTGTTCCACCAGAGACAATCCTACATTGTCCTCCAGAACCTCCATTACCACCACTATCACCTTGAGTGCCACCTTCACCACTTTCTGAAACAATTTGTATTTGATTTCCGTTATAATTAAACTCGTAGTAAGTATCACCACCATTGGTACCACTAACGTCAGTGGTAGCACCGCCACCTCCAGCACCACCGAGAAATCCAGAAACGCCCACAATTGGTGATTGTTCGGCAGTTGGAGCTGGAACTGTGTAAGATCCAGCAACATTACTTTCTGTAATGGTTACAGTTTTAGTAGATTCACCACCAGGATTCACTATTGTTTTACCACCAATAGTGTAACCATTATCAATATCCCATACTGTATCACTTGGTTGTTGAATAACTGTGACAGTATCTCCTGGCAAATTTCCTGCCATTTTATATAATAATTCTATTACAATATCAGAACCAGCGTTACCATTGGTTGTCGCAAATAATGCGTCACCTATTTTAGCTCTATATTTTGTTTTTGCTAGATAAAAATTATCATCATCAATTACAATTACATACCACTCTGAATTTGTTGAAAATGCAACATTTACACCATCTACATTAAATGTGCATTGAGTTGTCTGATCATTTGATTTAACTCTAATTTTATATCCAGTAGCTAAATCATGACCAGGAATATTAAATTTAGTTCCTCCAGTTTCACCAATTATATTTGTCGCAGTAATAGTCACATCTATTGTCTCACCAATACCAGAAGTGTTACCAAATGTAGATAAAGTTGGATCAGTGATAATATAATCTACCACACCATGACTATGAAACAGTGGTGATCCATTACTTGGTAAGAAGAAGCTAACTTGTCCTGTAGTGTCTTTATAACTAGCAAGATGTGTATCAACAGCAAATGAAGATCCCTCAAATGCTCCTGCCTGTGGTGCTGTTGATGTCATAAGAGCGTGATCATGCTCAGGAACTGAAGTTATCATTTTATCTTCTAAAGGACCTATTTGTATAGTTACCTCACCAGTTAAAGTACCACCAACAAATTCAGTTATATTTGGATATCCACTAATTACGATGTTTCCAATATCAAATAGTGCTTCTTGTTGTGTCTTTGAGAAAAACCATCTACCACCTGTTGCACCAACAGTAGAGATAACGTTACCTGATACAGGAGATCCACCACCACTAACACCACCGCCAGCACCAA